TTAGTAGTGTATATGCACAAGAATGTAAAGAATGTTATTATAGAAGTTTGTTTAGTGGTTTTAACTATGTAGTTAACATAGAACCAGAAGAGGAATGTAATAGATATTTCTTTTTTGTTTATACTGGTGAATCTTTAGATAATTGTAATGTATTACCAATAGAATTAAATTACTTTAAAGCTGATTTAATTAATGATAAAGTTATAATTGAATGGAAAACATTAACAGAAATTAATAATGATTATTTTGAAGTATTAAAATCTTATAATGGTGTTGAATGGTTTACTTTAACAACAGTTAATGGTTCTGGTAATAGCAATAGTATCATTAAATATAATTATATAGATGATGATGTAAGTAATGAAATAATATATTACCAATTAAAACAAATTGATTTAGATGGTGATTCTGAATATTTTAATATTATTAAAGTTGAAGCAGGTATTAATTTAAATTATAAGTATTATGATATTAATGGTAGAGAAGTAAAAGAAGATTTTATAGGTATAAAAATTAAATATTATTATAAATAAATTAAAATAATTTTTTTATTTAAATAAATAGTTGTAGATTTGCTTATATAATTAAAACAAAAGGAAATTATGATAACAAGAACAGAGTTTTTAAAAGTAAATAATTTAGATTTAGATGTGCAATTCACAGTAATAGAAGATGTGAATAATAATATGGAAATAGTAGAACGTGTTAAAATCGTACTTCATAAAGGAATTAATATAGTTGATATTATTAGTGAAGATTTTAAAGAAGAATTAATTGAAGAATATTATAAAGTAATTTCGTAATGAATAAACCAAAACACTACACTAAAAGAACAATAGCAGGTAATGATGTTATTGATATGATTAAAGTATTAGATTTAAATTTTAATCAAGGTAATATATTAAAGTATCTATTAAGAGATAAAGGTCAAGATAAAGCTGATTTAATAAAGATAATAGATTATGCACAACGTGAATTAAATTACCTAACAGAACAAGAAAATAATAAATTAAACAAATATAAATTATTTAGTAATGAAGATTAGAATAAAACCACTATCCACCAATAAAGCTTGGCAGGGTAAAAGATTTAAAACGGTAGATTATAAAGCTTATGAATTTAACCTAACTAAAATGCTGCCTAATGAATTTATAGCACCTAAAGGTAAATTAGAATTGAATATTAAAGTAGGTTATTCATCACCATTATCTGATGTAGATAATATGCTAAAACCTTTTATTGATATACTACAAAAGAAATATAATTTTGATGATAAAAATATATTTAAAATAGTAATAGAAAAAGAATTAGTATCTAAATTCAGAGAGTATATAGATTGGAAATTAACAGAATATGAAAAATGATTTAGATACTGTTTTAAGTACGTGCTGGAGTAATTTAACTATAATTGTTCCAGTACATTTAAAAAATGATATATACACTATTGAAATAGCTACTAAACACGGTAAGCATCAAGACCCTAATACATATACTTTAAAAGAAGCAAAGAAGAAAGTGTTAAATTATTATTATTGGTATTACAATAAATTAAAATAAATGATACAACAAGAATTAGAAGTAATAAATTATTTAAATAATCAATTTAAACTAAATTTAAAAAACACTACTAAAGATGAATTTAAATCTTATGATGCTTTTAATGATAATTATATAGTAGAAATTAAATGTAGAAATGATTATTATGAAACTAAACTAATTGAAGTATATAAGTTAACTAAAAATTATCAAATAGCACAATTAGAAAACAAAATGTTTTTATATGTAGTAAAAGATATTAAAGGTTATAGTGTTTTTAATATAACAGAAAATATATGTGATATTCTAAAACTACCTTTTGAATTAAAAGAAATGAAACATACTACTGAATTTAAAAGTGGTAAATGGATAAGTAAAATCATTGTTAATTTACCTGCTAAATACAATAAAATTAAAAATAAATTAAAATAATTTTGTAGTTTAAAGTATTATAACTAAATTTGATAAACAAACAATAAAACAACAATATGAAACAAACTGGAGAAGCTTTATTAAGAAGATTTAAAAAGCAATTAACACAAGAAGAACAAATAGAACTATCTACTTTAATGATGTTTAGTATTATTCAATTAGATATATTAGCACGTGAATTAAGAGATAATACAAGTAAAGAACAAAAGCGTGAAATTAATATGTTTTTGAATATGAGTAAAAGAATTGTAAAGAGGATAGAAAAAAAGTATATTGATGATGCTGATGAAGAATTAGAAGATGTTTACTATGAAGTACAAGATTTTCTGCTTCAAACTACAAAGCATCAAATGAGTGCATTAAGAAATAATAAAACAAATCAATTTTTAGAATCAATTAAATTTATATAATTATGAAAAAGTCAATTAAAGAATTAGGATTAAAAATAGCAGGTGCTTTATTAGTGGTATTGTTATTAGGTTTAACTTCTTGTAATAAAGAAGATTTATCTGCACCTTTATCAGAAGCAGAAAGTAATGAAACTTATATAGCTATCCAGAATGGTTATTATAGATGTTTAACTAATAATGCTATTTATACTGTTACTAAATCAGATGGTAGAATAACAATGGCTGCTGCACAAGATGTTATTATAGTAGAATATAGTAATGGTAGATGGATAGATGATTATAATAATACATTTCAATTACATTCAGCTGATGAATTAAGATTATATGTTAGTGGTACTATTGTAAGATTTATAAAAGAAAATTAATAAATAATAAATATGGAAAAGTTAAGTTTAGAAGGAACTATTGTAAAAATGTTTGATACACAAGTATTTGAAAGTGGTTTCAAGAAAAAAGAATTTGTAATCAAAACAACTGGTGATTATCCACAAATGATTAAATTTGAAGTAGTAAAAGATAAATGTGATAATTTAGAACAATATAATAAAGTAGGTGATTTTGTTAATGTATCTTTTAACATACGTGGTAATGAATATAAAGAAAAGTTTTATGTATCATTATCAGCTTGGAAGATAGAGAAAATTAAAGTAGATAATCATTTACAAACAGAACAAGTAGAATCAACGGTAGGTGGGGTATTAGATAAAGTAGAAGATGATTTACCATTTTAATTAAAACCTAATAAAACCTAACAACCTTGAATACCCAAACTAAAAAACTATTTACAGAAATTTACAATGATTTAATTAGTTATGCTGATAAGCAATACAAGCGTAATGTTTCAAGTGTAGATATAGTTAATGATTTATATTTGTATTTAGAAAAAAACCCAAACAAGGCTGATAGTAATTCACTATCAGCTTTCTGTTATTCTTATATCTATAATCAATGTAGTTATACATATAGAGATAAAAATAATAGATATAGCAATGCTAAACATTCTTCTATTGAAGATTTATTTTACATTAAAGATATTGAAGAAGAAGTAGATGAAGTTACTTTAACTGATGATGCTAAATATAAATTAAATAAGCTTCAAGATGCAAAGCACAATATGTGTAGCAGGTTGTACAATGTTTATACTTTATACTACGAACAGAATTATAAGTATGAAGAGATAGTAGAAATTATAGGTATTTCTTTAGGTGAAGTTTATAATCGTATTCAAGAAATAGAAGAATTTATTAACTCCTATGTAGAAAATAGGCAACAATTAAGATTAATATGACTGAAAATATAATATTCCTTTTTCTTTTTATATACTTATCAATAGATAGTTATATCAATAGTGATGATAAGTGGTGTGTTATTTATATATTTGGAATTTTAATATACATTTTAAATATAATTATTGAAAAAATATGAATGAAATAATATATATAATAGGGAGTGCTTGTTTAGCAGTATTAACTATTAATGCTGAACCTATACGTGATGTATTAAGGTTTTTTAAATTACAAGATAAGAAGTTATTTAATTGTGCTATGTGTTTTGGAACTTGGATAGGTTTAGCTATTGCTTTATTATATAGTGTAGAACTTATTTTAGTGCCTATTGTAGCTATTGTATCATCATTTATAGATAAGAAGCTATATGAATAATGAAAAGCTATTAAAACGTGCTTATAATGACTGGGTGTTATTAGGTAAGCCAAGAAGATATATGTACCAAGAAATATTTAAATATTATAATGCAGTATTTAAAGCTAATGAAACACAACCTACTTGCCCTTCTTGTATTGCAAGGGTAATTAAAAGAACAGAAAAATGGATAGAACAGAACTAAAAGAGTATGGTGAAGAGCCATTAGAGAATTTAAAGCACGAGAAATTTTGCCTTGAATATGTTCGTTCTTATGGTTTACGTGCTGATAGTTATTGCGTTGCTTATGGATTAGATAGAGATAATCCACAACACTTTAAATCAGCTGCTACAAGTGCATCAAGATTGTTGAATATTGTTGAAGTTCTCGCACGTATAACTTACTTAACAGATAAAAATTGTAAGTTAGATGATGATTTTGTAGACTTGAATTTAAAGAAAGTTATAATGCAGGATGAAGATAAAGGTGCTAAAACAAAAGGGATTGATATTTACAATAGAATGATGAAGCGTTATGATGAAAAAGTAGAATTAGTTATTAAAGAATTTAAAGCTAAATTTGATTAAATGAATGTAACTTTATATAAACCTCATCCAAAACAGAAAGAAATTCACGAAGCTATCAATAACACTGATAGCTTTTATTATATATTGAATATTGGTAGGCAGTTTGGAAAGACTGCACTATTAGAAAATCAATGTTTATATTGGGCAATTAATGAAAGTGATATTGTTATAGGTTGGGTAAGTCCAGTATATAAACAAGCTAATAAAAGTTTTAATAGTATTAAAAGAGCTATTAAAGATATTCCAATATACAAAGGTTCTAATGAATCTAAATTAGAAATAGAATTCACTAATGGTACTATAATTAAATTTATGAGTGCTGAATCAGATGATAATTTAAGAGGGGGTACTTTTACTTATTTAGTATGTGATGAATTTGCATTTATCAAAAAAGATACTTGGCAATATGTACTTCGTGCAACTATATTAGTAAAAGGTAAAAAATGTATCTTGGCCAGTACACCAAAAGGAAAAAACAACTTCTTTGATTTATTTAACTTGGCCAAGACTAATCCACGTTATAAAGCATTTAAAGGTACTTCTTTTGATAATCCATACACTAATGTAGAAGAATTAAATGATATTAAAAAAACACTACCAGAAGCAGTTTGGCAACAAGAATATTTAGCTGATTTTGTAGATAGTGCAAGTGTATTTAAAAATGTAGATGAATGTATAAATGACAAACCTGCTACTACTTCTTCATACTATATAGGTATTGATATTGGTTTCCAAGAAGATTATACAGTAGTAACTGTTTTAAATGATAATCATCAGATGGTAGAACAAGTTGCAATTAACAACTGTACTACACAAGAAGTTAAATCATTGATAGTATCTACTATAAAAAAATATCCACATTGTAAAGCTTACCTGGAATTGAATAACCAGGGTATAGCAATATATCACGATTTAATAGATGAATATAAATTATATAATACTTTAGAAGGATTTACAACAACAGTAAAAACTAAAAGCTTAATCATTAACAATCTTGTTAAATGCTTTAATGAAAAAAGTATTACGATTTTAGATAGTGAGAAACTACAAGATGAATTAGCTGCTTATATTTATAAAGTTACAACTACTGGTGTTTTAAAATTTGAAGCTGCAAGTGGTTTTCACGATGATAGAGTAATGAGTTTAGCTATTGCTTCTTATTGTTATTTTGAGAATAAAATAAATAATAAATTTAATTATGTTATAGGTTAGTTTTTAATAACTTACTTTTTTATTTATATTTGATTAACTGATAATTCTTTTTTCCTTGCTTGTTGTTTTAACCATCTGCTATTTATTTAGTGGGTGGTTTTTTTGTGTTTGAAAAATTAGATTAATATTAATATATATACTATGAAAGTACCAAAATCGTGGAATGATGTATCACTAAATACTTTTAATTCTTTATCTGAATTAGAA